TGGGCAGCATCGACCAGGAGACCTACAGCGAATCCCAGCGGCGCGGCCAGATCGGCGGGACGATCCAGTCCACGGTCCGGACGCACTGGTTCGCGGGCGCGGCCGGGAACATGCGGCTCGTTTGGCGGTCGCGTGGAAATCGGATCCTGATGGTCGCCGGCGTGGTGGAGGTCGGTCGCCCCGACGAGCTCGAGATCACCGTCGAGGAGCAGGCCGCATGATCTCGCTCAACTGGAACGGCATGGAGGGCCAGATCGGGGCGCTGATGGCCCGATATGCCGAACTGCCGAGGCACATCGCGAAGAAGCATCTCCAGGCCGCGATGAAGCGGACCATCAAGGACGGCGTCCCGGTCCTGAAGCGGTTGACGCCGAAGGGCGGAACGCGGACCGTGCGGGCCGCGCTCAAGCGTGGGGCCGGCGGCCGATTCGTCCAGGGCAGCGGCAAGAAGAGCCGGGCACGCGGCGGTGCCCTCCGTCGCGCCGTCACCACGAAAGCCAAGTACATCGGCCGGAATGCCGACGGGGCCGTGTACGGCGTCGTCGGATACCGGGCCGGATTCGAGAGCCGGAAGGCGATCTGGCTGGAGTTTGGCACGAGCCGCGGGGTCAAGCCCCAGCAGATGATCGAGAAGTTCAAGCGGGAATACGGTGGGCCAGCGGCCGGCAAGCTGGCGGTCGAGATGGCCGCCGCGCTGGAGAAGGCTGCCGCCGAGCTCGCGTCCGGCATGAACCCGACCAGAACATTCGGGAGGGGCGGCTGATGGGCGCTCCTCACGTCTGGCTGAAGTCCGCGATCGAGGCCGCCGCGGCCGGCGTGCTCGCGTACCCGGTCGAAATGACCGGCGGCGGCGAGCCGCCCTATGTGATCTACGTCCGCGAGGCGACCAGCCGCGACAGCGAAACGCTCGACGTGGTCGGGGTTTCGCCAGCTGCTCGGTTTGCCGTGACCGTCTACGCCGACTCTTACGTCGAGGCCTGGCAGATCGCCGGCAGCATCTACGGAGACCTGCACAACTTTCAGGGGACGGCCGAGGGCGAAGTGATCGAGTCGTGTCTCGTCCTTGACGAGCGCGATGGCGACGCCGGCTACCTCGAGGGCCGCGAGCAACCCACGTTCACGGTCGAGCAGACCATCGAAGTTCGGTTCCAGGAGTAAATCATGCCACTCTCATCGCTTCCCGCGAGCGGCCCGACGATCCCGGTCGGCGCTCAGAAGGTCAGCCTGCAAGACATCGAAAGGCCTTCGACCCCGAAGGAGGAAGTCACCGACCTGTCGGACGGGGAGCGTGTCTACGAAGATCCTCCGCTGAAAGACGCCGACCCGACCGTCGCGACCGCAACGTGTTCAGCCTCCGGCTTGATGAAGACCGGAACCTCGCTCGCGATTACGGCCGCGAACGTCAAAACCGGCTGGATCTGCGAGGACTACGAGACCACCCACGAGGTCGGCAAGTACGCGACGTGGTCTGCCAACTGGTCCTATTACCCAGGTTGATCCCGATCAGGAGTCACGCTGATGTCTGTCGTTTCCTCGCAAGGATTTAGTGCCTACGGCGTTTCGGACGTCACGAAATGCACCACTAAGGTGACGCGGAACGCCAAGAACCCGAAGCTCGACGCGTCGACGCTGGACCTCGCGGACGGTGCCGACCGTCTCTACGAGGACGGCCTTCTCGACAACGGGCCCAACGGCAGCGGTGGCATCGTCACCGTGTCGATGGAGGGGCTCGGTGACGAAAAGCCAGAAGCGGGCTCGACGATCACGGCCCAGGGCAAGACTTGTAAGTGCACGGAGTCTAGCTCCGACGACTCGGCCGGTGAGCTGAAGAAGTGGTCGGCCAGCTACACGTCCGACTTCACCGACTGACGCGCGGGAGATCGAGATGTCCACGCCAAGCTCCCAGGGGTCAACCGTCTCCTTCGGCGGCACACCGCTCGGTCTGCTCACGTCATTTCGGGCGAGCGGAGGAACTGCCGTCTACCAGGAAGTCACCAGCGTCGAGTCGACGGTCCTTGGGGCTGCCGGCGATTCTCGCGTCGTCAAGCAGTACACCTGCACGGCGGTAGAGCCCGGCATCGTCGAGATCGGCTGCTATGGCGCGCCGCCCTACGTTTTTGAAAGTCGCGGCACGCGAGGCCAGGTTGCCGTGGCGTGGTCCGGCGGTGGCCTGTCGGCCGACGCGTACCTCGACGACTTCGAGGTCGCTGGCCAGGTGGGCGAGTTCCTGGTGGGAACAGCTCGGTTTCGGTTGTCGGGTTTCTAAGGAGTAACGCGTGGCACTCACGGAAGAGGATCTGTTCGGCGACGTCTCGGACGACACGGTCGTGGCGGTCACGCCCCCAGGGGCGACGAAGCCCGTCTACCTTCGCTACCCGTCCTACGACGAGTGGCACGCGCTCGCGAAAGCCCACTGGGCGATCGAGAAGGACCAGAAGGCCGCCGACTCAGCGCTGATCGTGCGAACGGTGGCAACGTGCATGTGTGACGAGAGCGGCAAGCCACTTCGCGGCGACGTCCAGGCGGCGCTCCTGAAGAGCAGCCCGCGGCGCGTGATGTGGCTTTACAAGAAATGCTGGGCGACGGTGCTGAAAAGCGACGAGGCCGTTCAGGAGATCGAAAAAAACTGAGAAGCCAGTCGGGGCTGATGGAGCGGTTCGTTTACCGGCTGGCTGCACACCATCGAATCGCTGACGTGGAGGAGTGGAAGAAGCGGACGAAGTTCCGGCAGATCGTGAAGTGGCTCGCGTACTGGAAGGTCGAGCCGTTTGGCGATGACTGGAGCCGTTCCGCACGGCAGACGCTGTTCATGCTGGCCGCCCTCGGGGCCAAGGTTCCGGACGACTTCCTGGAGCGGTTCCTGCCGAACTACGACCCGAACCGCGAGATGACGGAAGACGAGATTCAGGCCGAGATGACCAAGTTCGCGCGACGGATGAAGGGCTGACCACATGGCCGCGATCGGCAAAGTCTCCGCGATCTTCACGGCCAGCACGAGCGGCCTCACGGTCGGGGCTCGCCAGGCCGGCTCCGCGATGCGGTCCCTCCAGGCCGAGGTCTCCGGCCTCCGCGGCAGCATGGCCACGCTGGTGGCGATCAACGGGGCGCAGTTGTTCGGCTCGATTGTGAGCGGCGTGAGCCAGGCCGTCCGAAGCATGGTTTCCATGGGCCAGGCCCAGGCCGAGGTGATCGACGGCCAGAGCAAGATGGCCGCCCGGCTCGGCATGACCTACGGCGAGTTTGCCGGCCTGGCCCTGGCTGGCGACCTGGCCGGGGTGTCGATGGAGACGATCGGTGCAGCGGCCACGAAGGCAGACGTAGCGTTCGTCAAGGCATCGCAGGGCTCCAAGCAGGCCCAGGCGGCTTTTTCCCGGCTCGGCCTGAACCTCGAGCAGCTCTCCGGCATGAACGCGTCGGAGCGGTTCGACGCGATCGCGGGAGCGATCGCCGGCCTTCCGACCGAGGCCGAGCGCGCGGCGGCCGCCGTCCAGCTCTTCGGCAAGGCCGGGGCCCAGCTGCTGCCGCTGTTCGCCGGCGGGGCCGAAGGGATCGCCCAGGCCCGGGAGCAGGCCGAGCGGCTCGGGCTGGCCCTGACGACGGCCCAGGGCCAGGACGTCGAGGCCATGAACGACGCCTTCACGCTGGCCGGCCAGGCGATCAACGGCGTCGTCCAGCAAGTCGTTGCCTACCTGGCTCCGGCGATCCAGGGCGTGGCGGACACGTTTACGAACCTGGTCGGAAACATCGGCGGGGCCAACATCGGGAAGGCGATCGGGGATGGCATCCTGGACGGCGCAGAGTTCCTGGCCGGGATCGGCGATTACCTCATCACCAACTTCGGGAGTGTCTTTACCTACCTGTCCGCCGTCGGGCAGCAATGGGGCGGCGTGGTCAGCTTGTTCAGCCGTACGACGCTTTTTTTGTCTGGCGTCGGAGACGGCCTGCAAGCCGCCTTCGGACTGATCATCACTGGCATCTCGGGCCCTGTGCAATCGCTGATGGAAGCGGCGCAGTTCATCGGCGACCGCCTCGGGTTCGACACGTCCGGCCTGGACGCGGCTGTGGCTGGGATGCAGGCGTTTAACGAAGAGGTCTCCGGCGGCATCACCGAGAACCTCAATTCCGCGGCGGCCAACATTAGCGCGGCGCTGGCCGCCGACGCGCCCCAAGTCGGCCAGGCCGTGGCCGGCCCGCTGGTCACGTCGCTGCGGCAGGCCCGCGACGAGGCCCGTGCGGCCGCCGACCAGGTCGAGCAAGCCAAGCCCGCCCCGGTGGACGTCCAGCAGACCGTCCAGGTCGCCGGCGTCACGGAGGCCCTGAAGGCCGTCGATTCACGGAGCAAGGAAGGCGTCGCCGAGATGTTCCGCCTGATGCGTGGCAACAGCGGCAACGTCGAGGAACGGCAGCTGGGCGTCCTCGAGGAGATCCGCGACGGGCTCACAGGTGCCGAAGAGATTCCCCCGTTTGCGATCGAGGGCTGATCCATGGCATGGGTGTCCTATGCACGAAAGCCGACCGGGTTTGCCGGCAAGTACGGCGAGAGCCTGCGGGTCAACGAGAAATGGTTGATTCGCGTGGACGACCCGGGAACGTCGCGCGTCGACATCCTGGCAGGTGTCACTGGCGAGATCGGCATCACCTGGGGATCCGCTCACTGGGAATTGGCGGACCTGAAAGCCCTGGAGTTCGACCTCCAGCCGTCCGACGACGGGATGCTGTGGACGTTGATCGTCTCGTTCTACGTTCCGCCGCCTGGCAAAAAGATCACTGAGAACGGCGTCCCGGAGGATGTGTGGGAGCGGACCGGCGGCACGACGACCGTTCCCGTGTTCACGGACTCGGCAGGCGACATGATCTTGAACGCTGCCGGCGACCCGCTTGAAGGTCTTGAGAAGGAGCGCGAGGAATCGGCCTGGTCGCTGACGAAGTACTACGAAGACGACGCATCGCTCGACACGGACATTTCGGCGTGTGCAGGCCGGGTGAACGACGGCACCTGGGCCAGCTACGTTGAAAAGCGCTGGAAGTGCTATTTCAAGGGGGCGAAGAAGTCGTCGGTATCGAAGCTCGACGGCAGCGACGACGGCGGCCTCCTTGAGTTCATCGAAAGCCGCTGGGAGTTCCGCCTCGACGTTGATACCTGGAAGGCGATGCCGTGGGACGTGGGCTTTATGGAGGTCACAGAAGACGGCAAGAAGACGATCACTGGGGCAGACGGCAAGGCCGTCAAGCAGCCGGTGGCGCTCAACTCCGACGGCTCGGCCAAGGGTGGCGGCGCTGCTCCTGGTGTCATCAACGATGGCGGCGGTGCGGATCTCTACCTGACCGCCGACTTCGAGGCCACGTTCGGCACTCCGAGCCTGCTCTGATGTCGCAAAAAGTCGTCTTCAACGAGACCGACGCGCGGCGGATAGCGGCCGCCACGCGGGCCTACGAGCGTGGCAATCGCGACATGCCGGGGATCCGGTTTCGGTCTGTAGGTGGCGGCGACGGCGGCGAGGACATCCGCCTCGGCCGCATCTCGGCAGACTGGACGCACGGCGAGTCGGCGACCGTCGAAAGGCTGGACGAGGCTGGCGATCCGCTTGACCCGCCGAGCACGTTCACGGCGACAAACTATTTCGACACCGTCTACGTCCCGTCCGGCGAGGAGCGGCACGTCGCCTGCGGGCTCGTCGGCTCGACATGGATTGTGATCAAAGCCGCGCGCGGCTGCGGCGAGGCCGCCCACGCCAAGGAACTGGACTCCGGTGCGGACGAGGCGTCCAGCGTGTCGCCGCTCGTCGAGGGCGACGGCACCGAGGTGCTTGTGAACGAGCAAGGGTGCGCCCAGTGGTTCAAGCTGGCGTCACGCACGATCGTCACCGACGTGGCGTTTGTCGAAGGCGAATTGGTCAAGACCACCGAGGACGTGTACGTCTTCGCTGGCACTTCCGCGCCGAGCACGTCAACGATCGTCGGCACGACCGAGTGCCCAGAGCCTCAATGACGTCGCTTTATACTCGCAACGGAGCGGTAGTTCGAGTAGGCGACAATCTTGCCACAAGCGAGGATTGTTGCTGTCCCGAGGACACCGGGATTTGTCACTACCCGACGGAGTGGCAAGTGATAAAGGGAGAGGACGAAGTCGTCGCGGAGGGGCCGGTCGAAATTACACCGAACGGTGCCAGCCTGCTCCTGAAACGGCGGCCCGAACTGCTGCCCGAGGCGTACGAACAAGCCGGGCCAACCGACTACAAACTTCAGGTGCAAGACCATCACGCGGAAGGAGGAGGAGAAGCCAGCGGGTGGGTAACGATAGCCGAGTGGTCGCACGACCTTGATGCCT